ATAGTTAACTTAGAAACGGTTGGCAAACTTATCTCCTCCTTTCAACTCTAACAGCTCTAACAAGAGTGGCTACAGCGTCAGAAACGTTACTGCCATCATCATAAGTAATTCCATTAACCTGATACGTGTCGCCCGACTTGCCAGACATCTTATTACCGAGATCTTTTATTGCAGAAATAACGTCATCATTACTTCCATTTTGATTTCCATTCATCATTGAAGTAATAGCCCGTACATTCGACAGTACGCCAATAGACGGATTGGTATCGAACAGCCCACCTATCGAGCTAGCGCCAGCTCTAACATCGCTCAGATCAAGAACGGGCCTAATAGTCGGCTGAGCATCGATGTCTGAATCGATAGCATCGGCTATACGAGCAACTGTCGCAGTTATACTATCAACTGCCGTCTCGCCAAGACTATGACCGGAATCGTACACCTTCGAATACATTTTTTTAATACCGATCACAAGACCTTCGCCGAGCCATTTACCAGCCTTTACAGTCAATTTCGACGGGGATTTTGACGCCTGACCGTCTTTTTCGCCTTGCAAAACCTGCATTATAAACGGCTGTCTTTTTGGCGTTTATACCATTAACGAGACCCTCACCTAAATATCCACCTGCGCTGTAGAATTCAGAGTAATATCCTTTAGCTGCAGCGACTGCATTTGTGATAATCCACTTTAATTTGTCGACAACAACCTTAAGATTTTTAGTTATTCCACCAGCAAAATGGTCCATTGCATTTGAACCGGCACTCGTAAGAATCGACTTTTTGGCGTTTATTCCTTTTACAAGATTGGTTACTACGTTTTCTCCAGCGTTTTTGAAATCATCGGCAGATCCGCTAAAGGCATTAACAAAATTATCGACACCAGATTTATTGATACTTACTAGTGCTTTTCCGAACTTCTTCATTCCTCCGAAATCAACACCCGTTAATTCCTTAGCAAGTGAGACCAACTGTTTAAATGCATTAACAGAATTAGATATAGTTTCTACTTGAATATTGGCAACTTGATCTCCATATGCCTTAAGAGATTCGCCAAAGGATTTAAGACGAGTACCAAAACTTTCGAGATCCTGAGAACCAAAAATTGTTTGGGACCAGCCATCACTCTTTGGAAGAGATTCGGCCAAATTGGATAATGCTTTTCCTACTTTAGCAGATTCACTAATTTTATCAACAGGCAATTCAGCTACTTGTACGCCATATGCATTTAATCCTTTACCGAATGTTTCGAGTTTACTTCCGAAATTACCAATATCCTTTGCGCCAAGAATTGACTGGGCCCAACCATCACTTTTCGGAAGAGAATCAGCCAATTCAGTCAACGCTTTTCCGGCTTGTGCTGAATTAGAGATCGCATCGATCGGCAAATTCTTTACTTGATCGCCATATAGCCTCAAACCAGCACCGAACGCAACCAATTTAATTCCAAATTCACTGATATCTTTGTCGCCAAGAATTGTCTGGGCTAAACCGCCACTTCTAGGAAGAGAAGCAGCAACTTCGGCAATTCCTTTAGCAGCATTTGCTGAAGCAGCTATTTCATCACTATTGATTCCACTAACTGCGACTCCATATGCTTTCATGGCTATTCCAAGAGGAACAAGCTGCTTAGCGAAGTCTGCCATAGAGGAACCACCGCCTATCCAACGACTAATTCCTTGAATGATTTCAGTAGCGGTTATAATTAGAATTGCTTTGGCGAGTTCTTTTACGCCCTTCATGGAATCCTCATTTATAAGCAATGCTCCAGCAATAAACGGAAGTAAGTTGGTCATGAAATCAGACAGTGATTTCGCTATTTCCGGAAGACCGCTTGCAATACCAGCTCCGAAACCGCCTATAAAGCTTCCCATAATGTCGCCAATACCGTATGCTAACTTAGACAACAGCGGCATGCCCTTATCTATAAACTTCTCTAAAGAGGGAAATTTAGTCATGAGTGCGCCTATAGCTATCGATAGTCCACCGATTGCAAGCATAACAGCTGTCAGTGCAGAAAATGCTGTTACACCCATAATAGCTAACGGCGCTACTAACGAAACTTTCACGAGAACATTGGTAATAGCATTTGTTAATTCTATAAGCGACTTTGCGTTTGTTGTTGCATTTTCAATTCCAGACATTAATTTTAGTATTCCAACAAAAGCTAATAAAGGAATAGCCATCGCAAGAAGTGCTGCAACACCTATGAAAGGAAGACCTCCAGCATATGTTAATGCACCAACAGCGGACAAAGGTATAAGCAAAAGGGTTAATGCGGTTGCCAGCATCGTCAAAGCAGTAGCATTCTTAATTGCGCTATCAACACCGGACATTAGTTTCAATATGCCAACTAATGCCAAAAGAGGAACGGCCATTGCGGTCAAACCTAAAATGCCCACAAGCATGTCCTTTATTTGAATACCCTTCATCATATGACTTAATATAGTCAATGAAGCGCTCATTGCTATCAGCAACAAAGACAACGACGCCGCTGCTCCTAAAGACGAATTAGGATCTAATTGACCTAATGCATAAATTATTCCGCCTATTATTCCTATTACTGCAGTCATTAGCAGCATCGGACCAATAATGGATTTTACACCTTTAAGCGACTTTGTTGTATATATAAGAAGCGCGAACATACCTATAGCCGAATCAAGTGCCAAAGTAGCGCTTGCTAGTTTTGACGGTTCGATAAACGAAAGAGCAACTATAGCTCCTGTCATTATGCCAATTGCAACTGTCATGACAATCAAATTTTTCATACAGTCTTTTGCATCTTTGGTAGCTCTTATAAGTCCCATCATCATGAGCGACAGTAATCCAACAGCGGCAACACCCTTCACAAGATTCTCTGTCTTAACCATGCCAATTAATGCTGCTGTTGCTGCTAAAATGCTTATAGATATCGATACCATTAAAATAGTAATACCGACTTTTCCTAAATCTTTTCCAGCAAATCTAGTCGCAGCTATAAGACCTGCTATAATTGCACCAAAAGCGCCAACAACTAGTATTCCTTTACCGATTTCTTCATAGTCCATTCCGGCTATTATCCGTATAGTAAATGCCATCAAGGTCATAGCTGCCCCGATACCTAAAATTGTCGAACCGATTTTTCCTAAATCTTTTCCAGCAAGTCTAGTCGCCGCCATAAGACCAACTATAAACCCTCCGAAGGCTCTGATAACGACCATTCCTTTGAGTATATCCTTATCTTCTAGCATGGAGATCGCTTTTATAGTAAACACCAACAAAAGAATCGAAGCCGAAATCTCAAGGATTGTCTTTCCTAAATCGTTAATTTCTTTTCCGGCAAGCTTTGTAGCCCATATCAAACCTGCTATAAAAGCAGAAAATATACCAACAGTAACTATACCCTTGGTAAGTTCTCCAGGATTCAGCTTAGAAATCATTTTTATAGCTATAGACAGAAGTACCATAGCGAACGACAATTTTATAAGAGTTGCATTGATCATTTCAACATTCGGGCCAGCCAATTTCATAGCCGCAATTAATGCACCAACAAAAATCGTAAGAATCCCTAGAGAAACTGCGCCTTTTTCAATTTCGTCCCATGACATACTAGAGAGACCTTTCATTGCTCTCGATAAAATAAGCAAAGATGCTGAGAAAGAAAGAATAAGAAATCCTAGACCACTTACTTTTACTGAATCCTTAATGTTCATCTTTGATACAGCAAAAGTAAGAGCTGCAAGAACCGCTGAAATAGCAGCAATTGCTCCAACCGATTCCCATAAAGAACCAGAATCTAATTTGGCTAAAATATAGATAGACGCCGCTAATATTCCAATGGCCTTGGCAAAGTTCAATGTTGCCTCAGACTTTGTTTCCATAACTTTTGCATTGACATATTTGGTTATTCCATCAGAAATTGCCGTGAAAACACCTTTTATGCTATCTGCTACTCCACCGATACTTTCTGCAAAAGAAGCAAAGCTCTTAGCCGCATCGGCTATCTTGTTCACGATGTAAAGCAATGCGCCAACATATGCCAAAGTAATTACTGCACCGAGATCTATGTTCTTTATAGTCTCGATGCACTTTTTGCCAAAGTTCTTAAGAGCTTCCCAAGCTTTTGCTGCTCCATTTTGAATTCCTTTGATAAAACCTGCGATTGAATTTTCGCCTATCTCCTCGAATTTTACAGATGGAGAATGAATACCAAGAACGTTTTTAATTGCATTTAAGATACTTTCTCCGAATTCGAACATAACCTTGATAATTGTTGGTATGCCGTTTTTAAGACCTTCACGTAAGCCATCTATTATGTATTTTGGAAGATTATCTACTTCTTTAAATTTTTCAATCCACTTTTTGATGCCTTCTGAAGATTCAGAGAACCATCTGGATAATGCTTTAAAAATTCTTTGAAGTTTTTCGTTATTTTTAGCCCAATTGTAGACTGCCGTAGCCGCGGCTTTCATAGTAGCAACAACCGTTTTTATTAACGGCGCTAAAAATTCAACAGCCTTTGCTATAAGGTCGTTTTCTTTCAACCAATCTCTTAACTGGACAAGAGCATCACCAAGATTGGCAGATAGGTCAAGAACTTCAATGTTGAACAGAGCAAGTACTTCTTTTAAAACTTTGAAGACAAGCTTCAATGCCCCTCCGGCAAACATTCGAATGATGTCAAGAACGGCAAACAGACCTTTAAAAGTTCTCTTTAATTTATCAGCTCTTTCCTCTGAAACTACCATCTTTTCTGAGAGCGTATGAATTGCGTCGATGATAGCATATAAA